GGGGCGAGCTGTCGCCACCATCGCGGCCGCGAGTTCACGCTGCCGCTACTGCGCAGGGCGCGGGCAGCTGTCGTGCTGGGTCCTTCGACAGCGGCGCGGCGCTCGGCAGCTCGTGACCATGCAGGCGACGTGCACCTGTCCTCAGGGCCAGCGGCTACACGCCGCCGAGATGCCCGACGGCATCCCCCGCCTGTCAGTCACCGAGCTGGAGGTGCGGTGCATGCGCCAGCGGCTGCCCGAGGGCAGTACGGCCGACGGTGTCCTCGGCCTGCACATCGAGGACGAACGCAGCGGCCCGAGGCCGGCGTGGACCCACTGGCCCCTCGGCCATCCGCCAGCGACCCGCGGCAACATGCCCCGCCCCTCGTGGATGAGGCAGTGAACGTGAAGCTGTTTCTCACGCCGATCACTCAGCGCGAGGCCTTCGCTTTCATCCGAGAGCATCATCGGCACCACTTCGCGCCGCGTGGCTCCATCATCCGAGTCGCCGTCAGCGATGACGCCTACAGGGTCAGGGGGGTCGCTGTCGTGGGGCGCCCGGTCGCGCGTCGCCTGCAAGACGGCTGGACAGCGGAGGTGGTCAGGGTCGCCACGGACGGCGCCCCGAACGCCTGCTCGATGCTCTACGGTGCGTGCTGGAAGGCAGTCAGAGCCCTCGGGTATCGCAGGCTGATCACGTACACGCTGCCAGAGGAAGGGGGCGCCTCCCTACGTGGCGCCGGCTGGCGACTGGTCGGACAAGCGGGCGGCGGGACCTGGTCCCGGCGCGAACGCCCGCGGGTCGACACGCACCCGACTCAATGCAAGCTGCGCTGGGAGAAGCCGTGAACCCGTACACCCTCCCCGAGCTCAGGGCCATCAGCCGAGCGAGGCAGGACCGCGTGCCGTGGTCGGTCCTCGAGGTGAGGCACGGGCGGCAGGCCGACGCGATGCGCCAGGCCTGCCGCCGCCACGGCCTGGCCCTCGGCCCTGCGGGTCGACCAGGCCGCGACGTGTCCCCCGACTACGCGCGGGAGCAGCAGCTACGCCGCGCCTCCAGAGCACGCGAGGACGGGGCGACCTGGGACGAGGCCGCGGCGCTGGTCGGGTGGGCAGGTGAGGACCCGGCCGACTCGCTCCGCAAGAGCGTCGCCCGGTACCGTCAGCGCATGCGGGAAAGGCAGTGAGAGAGCATGGCCCACGACGGGCCGACAGGAGAGCAGCATGACCACCGACACCCTTGCCGCCTTCGAGCGCACGGCGCTCGTCATCGAGCGCATCACCCGCGGGTCCACCACGATCGTGTGGGAAGAGGAGCTCGCCGCCGACCCGACCCTGCGCACCCTCGCGGAGGAGATGGTCGCCGCGTGCCGCCCGGGCGACCGCGTCGTCGAGCACCGCGGCGACCTGCTCGCGGTGCGGACCCCGGCCTCCTGAGAGTGGGCTACACTGGCCAGACCTCACGCACCCCGACAGGGACACGCCAAAGTGAGACTCAACGAGACCAAGCGGGCAGTCGCTCGCGCCTTGTCCGATGGAAAGACTCCGCGGGACTGTGTAGACGAGGGGCTGGTGTCTCAGCGCAGCCTCGACCGATGGGACCTCGACGCGCTGGTCGTGGCCTACCGGACCGAGCAGGCCCCCCCCCTCGAGGAAGTGAACCTCGAGCTTCGCGGCATGGCTCGCGATGCTCTGCGCACCATGCGCGAGCTGCTGGGCGAGGGCTCGCCGCAGACCCGGCTCTTGGCTGCCCGCTACGTCCTCGACGCCGTGAGGGCCATGGGCGAGGCCTCCGCGTCTGAGGATGGTGGCGACGGAGGGGTCGCCGAGCTCCGCGCCATCCTCGGCAGCGTGATGGGCGACTCCTGACGTTCGTACCCGCCAGTGTGCCCGCGTCGATGAGGCCCCAGGTGGCCCAGCTCATCGAGGCCCTGGACCCGTTCGCGCGCATGCACCGCGTGCAGGAGAAGGAGACCAAGCGGCCGGTCCCCTTCACGCCGATGCCGATGCAGGAGCGAATCTTCGCGGCCGTCGAGGCAGGGCACAACCGCATCGCCATCATCAAGGCCAGGCAGACCACGGCCACGACCGGCGCGAAGATGGTGATGCACAACCTCGCGTACAAGACCCCGCACGAGGCGATGCACGCCATCATCTCGATGCGCGACGACAGCGCGACGATGCTGCTCGACGACTCCCGCCGATGGCTCAAGGACCCGCCCGCCCTGCTCCGCAGGCCCATCAAGACCCAGGCCCGCAACCGCATCGTCTACGAGGACACCGGGGCCTCGTTGCAGGCCTTCACGTCCCGCTCGACGACGGGCCTCCGGTCCTTCACCCCGGCGGCGGCCGTCATCTCCGAGGCGGCCTTCGCGCCCGACCTTGAAGAGACCCTCGCCCAGGTGGACGCGGCCGTCGGTGAGGGCCTGCTCATCATCGAGAGCACCGCGAACGCGCCGGGTGACTTCTTCTCGAAGCTCATCACTGACGCCGCCTCGGGCCAGGGCGAGTGGCATCTCATCACCATGTGGTGGTGGGAGCATCCGCTCTACCGGGACCCCGATGAGAACGTGCCGGCCGACTTCGAGGCCAGCCTCAGCGACGAAGAGCGGCAGCTCCAGTCTGACTACGGCCTGGCGCTCGGCCAGCTCCACTGGCGTCGGCGGAAGATCGACGCGTTGAGCAGTCAGCACAAGTTCCGGCGCGAGTACCCCGCCTGCCTCGACGACTGCTTCCTCGACCGCGAGGGCGGGTACTACGACGACGAGGTCATGCAGGACATCACCGTCCTCGACCACGCGGCCATCGGCGACAACGCCGGGCGCGAGATCGAGGCCCCGCTACCAGGTGACCGCTACGTGATGGGCGTCGATGTCGGCGGCGGCGTCGGTGGCGACTACTCCGCCCTCGCTGTCGTCTCGGTCGGGACCATGCAGCCGGTCTACGTCGAGCGGAGCAACCGCGTCACGCCAGCTCAGTGGGCGCACCGCGCGGTGCAGGTCGCCAGCCGCTACAACCAGGCCTTGATGCTCTACGAGTCGAACAACCACGGCCACGCCTTCGGCCTGGAGCTCGGCTACACGCGCTACACGCAGCAGTGGCGCGACCCCAAGGGGAAGCCCTGGGTCACGACGCTCCCCTCGAAGCTGGACGCCTTCGACACGCTCCGCGAGGCGCTCAAGGTCATCCAGATGCTCGACCGCGTGACCTGGCTCGAGCTGCGGTCGCTCACCATCCCATCGGGCAAGGTGGCCCCCGAGGCCCCGAAGGGCGGCCATGACGACGCCGCCGTCGCGCTCGCACTCGCGTACCGCTGCCTGCGTGATGTACCTTCGTCGTGGCGAACCGCCGCCGTCGCGTCGAAGGGCGTCAGGGTCGACCAGCTCTTGACCAAGGCGCGAGCTCGACGTATTCGGGCGGCAGGCCTCCCCTTCTGACGAGGACAGCATGCTCACTCCCAGCGAAGTCCAAGAGATCGTGGAGAGCCACGACGCCTACTGGGACGGGCTCCGCCCTCGCATGAAGGAGCTGAGGGCGCTGTACCTCACCGACTTCTGGCGCAACAACAACCGCGTGCACGACCTGGTGCTCCGCACCGAGGTCCCCAAGGCCTACGCCGTCGTCGAGAGCTACCTGGGCTCGCTCTTCGCGAAGAACCCGTCGGTGCAGGTGGAGGCCGACATTCGGGCGCGCGGGAACCCGGAGGTCGCAGAGGCCACGGCGAACCAGTACCTCTTGACCGTGCGCGAGCAGCTCGAAGACGCGACCCGGCTGGCGCTCATCTACCCGTGCAGCTTTATCAAGCTGGCCCCCGTCGAGAACGTGGACCCGCTCCAGCGCGTGGCCTGCTCCGCCCTGGCTCCGTGGGAGGTCGTCGTCGATGCCACGGCCGGCGCTTGGAATCAGCAGCGCTTCATCGGGCACTCGTACCTGGTCCCCGTCTACGAGGCCTCGGAACGGTACGGCGTCGAAGAGAGCGCCATTAACGGGCGGCCGTACTCCAAGTGGATCGACCGCACCGACCAGCAGGGGCAGATGACCCAGGCCCGCGACACGGGCGTCGACACGACCGACCTGTGGTGCCGCGTCGTCGAGGTCTACGACCTGCGGGATGACAAGCTGCTGGTGTGGAGCCCTGACTACGACAGCGGCAAGAGCTTCATCTTCGAGGGCGTGAAGGTGCAGGTCGGGGCGCTCGACGAAGAGGCGGATGCCGAGGCCGAGACCCCCGAGGCCGAGCTCGAGCACGAGACCACCGGCATCCCCTACAAGACCTCGAGCGGCCGGCCGGTCGTGCCCATCATCCCCGTCTACCTGTCCCGCGACCCCGACACGCCGCTTCGGGGCTACTCGCTGCTCGACCGGTCGTATGACCAGTTCCGCGAGCTGAACGTGCTCCGCACCTACCAGAGCCAGGGCGTGCGCCGGATGGCTCGGCAGTGGCTGGTGCGGGCCGGCTTCCTCGACGACGTGGGGACGAGCAAGATCGGGCAGGGCCTCGACGGTGAGTTCATCGAGGTCGACCTCCCGCCAGGCACGCCGCTTGAGGGCAACATCACCCCGGTGCCGAACGCCCCCATCCCGGCGGACATTCAGCTCTACGCCGAGACGGTGACGAGCGACATCAACGACGCGGGCCTCATGGCCCCCTTCACGCGAGGGGAGGTCACCAAGGCCACCGCGACGGAGCAGCGTCTTCTCGCCGACTACACGTCCAGCGAGGTCGGGCGGATGGCCCGAACCCGCGACGCGGTCATCACCGAGGTCGCGCGGGTCTACAACATCATCCTCAGCGTTCTGCTCGGCGACGAGGCCGAGCCCCTCAGCCTGCCGAACCCGATCGGCCCGACGATGCTCTCCGCCGACGACCTCACGGGCGACTTCGGGTACTGGGCCGTCGATGCGGGAAGCACCCCGATGGCCGATGAGGTCAAGCGCAACAGCCTGGAGCGGCTCGCCCCCGTGCTCGTCCAGCTCGGCGCGGACCCGAAGGCCATCCTCGACGAGCTGGTTCGCACCTACGACCTCCCCCGCACTCTGGCCGAGGTCCTCGAGCCCGAGCCCATCGCGGAACCGGAGGTCGCGCCGGTACCTGGTGAGCTTCCCCCCGAGGCGGGTAGTCCCGCCCGCCCCTTCCCCGGAGCCTGAGATGCCCCTCGACTACGGAGCCAGCGCTCCACCGCTGCCCCCCGAGTTCGCCGACCTCGCAGAGCAGGAGGACGCCGTCGTCGGTGAGACCCTCACTGCCGTCGTGCCGCCGCCCGAGAAGCCGTACAACAAGCGGGTGATGACCGCGCTCGCCACGGCCATCGCGGAAGTGGCCTCGCTCATGGGCCTCGACCTCGGGGCCGGTGAGTACGTCGGGTCCGTCGAGGCGATGGACCCCGAGATGGTCCGGTTCCTGGCGATGATCAGCGCCGCCGCCGACGAGTACGGCCAGCCGATGCCGGTCAAGCTCGAGGACATCAAGGGCGACCGCGAGCTGACCGCGCTGACCGCGGCGATCAAGCGCCTGGCGGCCGACGCCGACTTCCAGGCGTTCCTCGACGAAGAGATCCCCGACGCCGAGCCCGACACGGAGCTCCCCGACGAGGATGAGATGACCGAGGAAGCCGAGTTCGACTTCGCGGCGCGGATGCGCTGATGGCCCGTACCCTCCGCTCCCGGCTCCTGGGCATCTTCGGGATCGGGCGAAAGCCTCCCGCGACCGTGCTCCCCAAGGCCGGGCGTGGAGGGGCGCGCCTCGACTTCGACATCGGCGGCGGCAACAGCACCGACAACATTCGGTACGCCATCGCGAACCGGCTGCCGGTGTCGTACTACTACGTCGACAAGTGGCAGAAGCCGACGACGCCAGGCGCTCGAGGTCAGCGCGAGGGCAACCCTCACGCGATGTGGACCGACAACCGGACCGGCCGCACCTACGTGCACCTGTACGTCGACCCCCGCTCGGCCAGCGCCACGGGCGACCTGCCCGGCTGGCGCACCTTCCTCCTCGACCGAGTGCAGAACGCCTCGGTCATCACCCTCGGCACGTCGTTCTTCGGCAAGCCGATCAAGTTCCGCATCGCTCCCGGCTACAACCCCTCGTTGTACCGGACCGTCGGGACGCCCATCCAACTCGCCCAACCATAGGGAGTCCCCGTGACCACCCCTCAGTCAACCGCAGAAGCCGTTCTCGCCGCCACTGGCCCCCTCGGGTTCGACGAGCCCCCCGACGCCTCTGAGGCCGTTGAGGCCGAGGCGGCAGAGCCGACCGACGAGTCCGAGCCCGACGAGGGCGACGCCCCCGCGCCCGAGGGCAAGCTCTCGTGGCGGGACGCGATGACCCGCATCGAGGCCATCGACCCGCGCGCCGCAAAGCTCATGAAGCAGATGCAGGCGGACTACACGCGCAAGACCCAAGAGGCGGCCTCCATGCGCAAGGAGGCCCAGGCCGAGCGGGCGGCGCTGCTCAAGGGCAAAGCCGAGCTGGAGCAGATGCGCTCCGAGCTGCCCGAGTACGACCCCTGGAACGAGGACTCCATCAAGGCGCGCATCGAGCACGAGGTGCAGGTTCGCTTGAACGCGATGCTCGAGCCGATGAAGCAGGAGTACGAGGTTCAGCAGGCGGAGCAGGCCTACAACCAGTTCCTCTCCGAGCACCCCGAGTTCGAGACCGACGCCGCGCTCCGCTCTGAGGTTCAGCAGGCCCTCGAGGCGAACGCGGCCC